ATCTTCAAAGTATTGGACGAGTTCTTAGAAAAGGAAAAGACAAAGTAAAAGCAACTTTATATGATATTGCTGATGATTGTTCATATAAGTCAAGAAAAAATTATACTTTAAATCATCTCATTGAAAGAATCAAAATCTATAATGAAGAAAATTTCAATTATGAGATAATCACAATTCAATTAAAGCAATGATAGAAGAAGATTTTTATGCGACAGTTAAATTAAAAACCGGAGAGGAAATCTTCGCAAAAGTAGCAGCTTCTGCAGAAGAAGATAGAACTATGCTAATTGTTTCAAATCCTGTAATTATATCCGAAATTAAAAGTAGTAAATTGGGAGTAGTTGGATATAAATTGGAACCTTGGTTAAAAACAACAAGTGAAGATTTATTTATTATAAAATTGGAAGATGTGCTTACAATGACTGAATCCTCTGATATTGAAATGATAGTGGTTTATCAAAACTATCTTAGACAATCAAAGAAAGAAGGAAATAATTCAAAAATTAATCGTAGAATGGGATATTTGGCAAATGTTAATGATGCTAAAGAAATATTAGAAAAGATCTTTAAGGGTAGCTAATACAATCCTTTTAACCCTGACAAAGGTTATTGTACACACTTTCAAACACCTTGTCAAGCACATATGAAAGTGTTATAATATCTACATAATAATGATAAGAATTTATGATAACCACAGCAATTATGACCAAGAGAAAAAGGTCAGAGCATTACGTCAATAACAAAGAGTTTCTTGCTGCTCTAATTAAGTATCGTGAGGATGTTGAGATTGCTCGTCTTCAAGATAAACCCAAGCCAGTTATTCCTCGTTATGTTGGAGAATGCTTTCTTAAGATTGCAAATCATCTCTCCTTCAAACCTAACTTCGTAAACTATATGTTTAAGGAAGATATGATTTCTGATGGGATTGAGAATTGTGTGCAGTACATTCATAATTTCAATCCAGAGAAGTCCCAGAACCCTTTTGCATACTTCACTCAAATTATTCACTATGCATTTCTCCGTCGTATTCAGAGAGAGAAGCGTCAACTAGAAATCAAAAATAAAATTCTTGAAAGGTCTGGGTTCTCGGAAGTATTTGAGGACAATAGCCTTGACGGATCCAACTACAGCGACTACAACTCTATAAAAGATAACGTCCATTCTAAGTTGCGTTATTAATAAAATAGTTTTATAATATAAATAACAGTATGATTATCGTGTGATTAATGTCCAAAACTAATGCACAAAAAGAAGCAAAAGAAAATGGTCTAACCCATTATATTTCTCAACGTCCATGTAAAAGATGTGGTGGACATCAAAGATATGCTGTTAGTGGTTGTTGTTCTAATTTAGAATGTAGAAGAACATATGAAAAGGAATGGACAAAAAATAATCCAGAAAAAAGACATTTATATAATAAGAAAAGGAGATTGAAAGCAAATTTTAATTTGTCTTGTGAAGAATATGATAAAATGTATGAGCAACAAAATAGGGGATGTGCTATTTGTGGTGCAGAAAAAAGTGAGATGGGAAGAATATTGGCGGTAGACCATAATCATTCTACAGGAAAGATAAGAGGATTATTGTGCAATAAATGTAATCAAGGTTTAGGATTTTTTAATGACAGTGTTGACTTGTTGCAATCTGCTGTGGTATACTTGAATTCAAATATATAAAACCATGCAAATTGCAATTATTACAGACACTCATTACGGTGCTCGTAAAAATTCTAAACTTTTTCATGATTATTTTAAAAAGTTTTATGATAATGTTTTTTTTCCGACAATAGATGAAAAAGGAATTAAAACAATTGTTCATATGGGAGACGCTTTTGATAGTCGTAAAGGTATTGATTTTTCTGCCCTATCTTGGGCTAAAGATAATATTTTTGATCCCATAAAGCAAAGAGGTATCAATTTACATTTAATTGTTGGTAACCATGATAGTTACTATAAGAATACTAACGAAGTAAATGCTGTGGATTTGTTGCTTCGTGAGTATGATAATGTAACTGTATATTCTGAACCAATAGAAGTTAAACTTGATAAATTGAATGTTCTTTTTATACCTTGGATTAACCAAGAAAATGAAGAGAATACTCTCAAGATGATTCAAAAGTCATCATCCAAATGTGCGATGGGACACCTTGAACTTCAAGGATTTAGAGTCAATAAACAACTTGTGATGGAACACGGGTTGGAAAGTAAAGTTTTTGATAAATTTAAACTTGTTTTCTCAGGACATTATCATACTCGTTCTGATAATGGAACAGTTTTTTATCTAGGAAATCCATATGAAATGTTCTGGAATGATGTAAATGATGAACGGGGATTTCATATTTTTGATACAGAAACTTTAGAAAAAACTGCAATCAATAATCCTTATCGTTTGTTCTATAACATTTATTATGAGGACACTGATTATCAAACTTTTGATACAAGAGAATATGAGAACAAAATTGTAAGAATTATTGTTCGTAAGAAAACAGATCTTAAAAAGTTTGAAAAATTTATTGATAAATTATATGCTTCCAGTATTGCAGAACTCAAAATTATTGAAAACTTTGCAGTTCCAGAACTTGAAGATTTTGAGGCATTTGAATCTGAAGATACTTTATCAATTTTGAATAGGTATATTGAAGAAGCAGAAATTAATCTTGATAAATCAATCGTTCAAAAAATGATTCAAGAAATTTATCAAGAAGCTTGTGAGTTAGTCTAATGTTTATTCTAACAATTAATGGTAGAGAGAAAGAAGGTGCCTATTCGGTAACTGACGATGATGGGGAGCAAATCATCTATCTATTTGAGGAAGAGGATGATGCTATAAGATATGCTATGATGTTAGAGGAAGATGGATATCCTGAAATGCACGTGATTGAAATCGAAGATGAAGTTATGATAAAGACTTGTGAAATGCACGATTACAAATACACTGTAATTACTGCAAATGATATTGTAATTCCTCCTGAAACTGATTATGATCTTATTTAAAACGATACGGTGGAAGAATTTTCTTTCAACTGGCAATCAATACACTGAAATTGATTTTACTCAAAATTCTACCAATTTAATTATTGGTACTAATGGTGCTGGAAAAAGCACAGTTCTTGATGCTCTTACTTTTTCTTTGTTTGGAAAACCTTTTCGTAAAATTAATAAACCTCAACTTGTTAATACAGTAAATGAAAAAGATTGTAAAGTTGAAGTTGAGTTTTCAATAGGTAATGTTGATTGGAAAGTTGTAAGAGGAATTAAACCTACCATTTTTGAAATTTGGAGAAATGGTGCTGCTCTGGATCAGTCTTCTGCTGCACTGGATCAACAAAAATGGTTGGAGCAAAACGTTCTTAAAATGAACTATAAGTCTTTCACTCAAATTGTAATTTTGGGTAGTAGTACTTTTGTTCCTTTTATGCAGCTTCCAGCTGCTCATCGTCGTGAAGTGATTGAAGATTTGCTTGACATCAAAATCTTTTCTTCTATGAATGTTTTGATTAAAGAAAAGATTCGTTTGCTTAGAGACGACATTAAAGTTTTGGAACTTAAAAAAGAATCTTTTCTTGATAAAGTTCAAATGCAACAAAACTTTATTGAAGAACTTGAAAACCGTGGAAATGCCAATATTAATGCCAATAAAGAAAAAATTGCCAATTTAGATTCTGAGATTGGTAATTATATGGAAGAAAACTCTTCTTTAGAAGAACCTCTCCGTGAACATATTCGTGAGCAAGATAAGATTACTGGATATGCAGAGAAACTTCGTAAGTTGGTAAATCTTAAAGGTAAGATATCACAGAAAGTTTCTACGATTAGTGAAGAGCATAAGTTTTTTACAGAAAATACGGTGTGTCCTACTTGCACACAGGAAATTGATGATGGGTTCAGAATAAATAAGATTGAAGACGCTCAAAATAAAGCAAAAGAGTTGCAATCTGGTTATCAAGAACTGGAGGATGCAATTAAAGAGGAGGAAAGGCGAGAGCGTCAATTCACTTCTTTGTCAAAGGAAATTAAAAAACTTACAGATGGGATTTCTCAAAACAACATTAAAATTTCTGGGTGCAGAAGACAAATCAAAGATCTTGAATTTGAAATTCAAAGAATTGCCGAAAACTTGGAAAATAGAAATACTGAGCATGAGAAGTTAGAATCCTTTAAAGATAATTTAAAAATCACTTATGATGATCTTGCTTCTAAAAAAGATCAAATTAACTATTACGATTTTACTTATAGTTTGTTGAAAGACAGTGGAGTAAAGTCTAAGATCATCAAGAAGTATCTTCCTTTGATTAACCAACAAGTCAATCGTTATCTTCAAATGATGGACTTTTATATCAACTTTACTCTTGATGAAGAGTTTAATGAAACAGTGCAGTCACCAATTCACGAAGATTTCTCTTATGCTTCCTTTAGTGAAGGTGAAAAAATGAGAATTGATTTATCACTTCTTTTTACTTGGAGAGAAGTTGCAAGAATGAAGAATTCTGTAAATACGAATCTCCTAATTATGGATGAGGTGTTTGATAGTTCACTTGACGGATTTGGAACGGAAGAGTTTCTTAAAATTATTCGTTATGTAATTAAAGATGCTAATATTTTTGTCATTTCTCATAAAACGGGATTAGAGGACAAATTTGAAAGTGTTATAAAGTTTGAAAAAGTCAAAGGTTTTAGTAGGATGGTTGTATAAGTGGCACAAGAAAAAGACTGGGTAGATAAATTTGTTGATAGGATAGGAGAATGGTTGGATTCACTCACAGAAAAAGATGAACACTCCAAACTGGCAACACAACTCTGGGAAACCCCAGAAAAGAAAACTGAAACCACAAGCACTGAGGCAAGCTAAAGCAAGACTTGCCCAGTTCAAAAAGCGTCATATGGGTCGTCCAAAAGGCGACCTTTCGTCGTATTATAGGTTCATACGAAAAGAAACTAATGCCTGTCCGCCACGAAATCAAATCTCAACTTGCCAAACTGCTTGCCACTGAAGATTTGGTGGTTGAGCACAAGAAAGTTTCTACTGCTTGTTTTAATGTTCATACTCGTGTGCTGACCTTGCCTCTCTGGGAAAAGGCAAGTAACACTGTATATGACTTGCTTGTTGGGCATGAAGTTGGTCACGCATTGTTTACTCCAGATGAGGACTGGACTGAAACAGTAAAAATTCCTCCTCAGTTTGTGAATGTAGTGGAAGATGCCCGTATTGAGAAACTAATGAAACGTAAATATATGGGACTTGCAAAAACTTTTTTTAATGGGTATAAAGAACTAAATGGTGAAGATTTTTTCCAATTAGAAGATCAAGATATTTCTAAGTTTAATCTTGCTGACCGAGCAAATCTTTATTTTAAGATTGGTAATTTTGTAAAGTTAGATTTTAATACCAAAGAAAAAGAAATCATTAATCTGATTTCTTCTGCAGAATCCTTTGCTGAAGTTTTGATTGCTGCAGAAGAACTTTATAATTTCTGTAAAAAAGAAAAGGAGCAACAACAAAAAGTTGCCGATTTTGATTCCCATGAACTGCAAGGAGATTCTCAGTCTTCTTCAAGTGAAGTTGTGGAGACCGATAACTCCTCTTCTGAAGAGGATGGTGGGAGTAATAACTCACAACCAAATCCTGATGAATCTTACGGTGGGACTGCTCAAGGTGATGAAATTAAAAATACTTCTGATATTGTTGAGGAAGAACCTGAAGTTCGTACTGCAGATTCTCTGGAGGATAAAATTCGTGATTTGGTAAATTACGATGGTTATGAAAATGTTTATGTTGAGATTCCTCAAGTAAATCTTGATACTGTGATCGGCAAAAATGCAGATGTTCATAAGGACATTGATGCGTCCTTTGATCATCAACAAAAAAAGCACAATGAGATGTGCGATGACCGTAAGTGGGATCGTGTGAATCTTTTTCAACATACTGATGAAGATTATAAAAAGTTTAAACTTTCCTCACAAAAAGAAGTTAATTATTTGGTGAAAGAATTTGAATGCCGCAAGGCAGCAGATTCTTATGCTCGTGCGACCATTGCTCGTACAGGTGTTCTTGATACTGCTCGCCTTCATTCTTACAAATATACGGAAGATTTGTTCAAGAAAGTTTCTGTGATTCCTGATGGTAAAAATCACGGATTGATTTTTATTTTGGATTGGAGCGGTTCTATGGCAAGTGTCATTCAAGACACCTGCAAACAACTTTTTAATCTTGTTTGGTTTTGTAAAAAAGTTGCGATTCCTTTTGAAGTTTATGCTTTTACAAATGAATGGCGTCGTGGTGAATATGATTACGAAACTCAAACTTATAGTCCAGCTGATCGAACTTCTCATTATGAAGCAAAGGAAGGATTGATTCATGTTGAAGAATCATTTGCTTTGATGAATCTTCTTACCAGTAAAGTTTCTGGTAAAGAGTTGGAACATCAAATGCTTAATGTTTGGCGTCTTGCTGTTTGTTTCGGAGATTCTTATCGTGCTCAATACACATATTCAAATCGTTTGGCTCTTTCTGGAACTCCTTTGAATGAAGCATTGATGACTCTTCATCAAATTCTTCCCAAGTTTCAAAAAGAAAATAAACTTCAAAAAGTTCAATGCATTGTGCTGACTGATGGTGAGGCAAATTATCCTCCATATCATGTAGAAATCAAACGTGGATATGATTCTGATTCTTATATTGGCACTCGTGGTATTAATCCAGATAAAACTTTTCTTCGGGATCGTAAACTTGGCATCACCTATAAGTTTGATTATGGGTATCATCAATTTACTGAGGTTCTTCTTCGTAACCTGAAAGATAAGTTTTCTTCAGTAAACTTTATTGGTATTCGTGTTCTTGAAGGACGTAATGCAAATCGTTTCATTAGCCTTTATCACAATCAAAGTGATAAGCAATATGAAGTGATTCAAAATGATTGGAAGAAACTGAAAAGTTTTATCATCACCAACTCTGGATATGATGCTTATTTTGGACTTTCTTCTTCTGCACTTTCTCAAGATGCAGAGTTTGATGTTGCTGATGATGCCACTAAATCTCAAATCAAATCTGCGTTTGTTAAATCTCTAAAAACTAAAAAATTGAATAAAAAGGTTCTTGGGGAGTTTATTTCTCTTGTTGTCTAAATACCTAAAAAGTATCTGCTCATATGAAAACTTTTAAGGAATTTATGGTAGAGTGTCATTCTATTCAAGAAACTTCTCTTACTCGTGTGATGAGAAAATCTCAAAAAGGTGGAATGGCAATTATGTCTGCTCAAAGAGGAGATAAATCAAAAGCAGAAAATAAAGCACGTTCAAAACAACTTGAAAAAGATGTAAGAGGTGCTGGACTTCCTGGGACTACTAAAGTTTCCGGTAGATATACTGAAAATCCTGGAACTTCCCAAGAGAAAAAGGTAGGAGAGAAATCTCATATTATTACTCCCGGTAAAAAAGGTAAGAGGAAGTTTAAAAAGGCAATTGAAAAACTTGGTAGAAAGTACAATCAGGATTCAGTTTTGATTCAACGCAAACCTGGTGGAAGTTCTACTCTCAAAGGGACTTCTAAAACATCTTGGCCCGGACAGGGAAAGAATGTTAAAATAGGTAGTATGAAACCAGGTAGAACTGGTGAGTTTGATACTAAAGTCAAAAACAAAACATTTACAGTCGAACCTTAAAATGAAATCCAAATTCCCACTTGAACACGTTGTTAAAGTTGATACTAAAGAAGTTTGGGTGCTGTGCCAAAGTTCAATTACTGCTATGGGCGTTCCTGCTATGGTTGAAAGATATTATCCTGGATATAAAGGACATATTGGCAGCACTGAGTATCTTGAGAAACTCAGGAACCAATTGGCAAACTGACCACGGGGGGTCTTGGTGACCCCTTTTTTGTTTTATAATGACTTCAGTTGAAACAAACAACCTGATTATGCCTCGCACTCAAATGACCGACGATCAAATCCTTAA